AGCAACACCTTGAGGAATCCAGTTGTGCATGTAGATTGTCTGAGTACCATATTCTAAGTCAGCATCAATTATCAATTTCATCGGATTGATAAAAGTCACACGGGTAGTTTCTTCAACTGATTCCGCAACGATATTTTCACCGTTTGTTAGCCTGTACAATTTAACCTGATTATCCATTTAATGATACCTTATAGGTAGAAATTTTAAATTTCTCTGAATGATAAATTCTGACACGCTCTGCGTAATGATTCATTGTGTAATTAACATACTTACCAATACGAAGATCATCAGAAATATCATATAGAGTTGCTGAATCCTTGTCGTCTCCCAAACGAAGACCACGACCTATTGATTGGAGATTTCTAATTTTAGACTTGCTAGGTGAGGCGAATATAATATTATGTAGGCGTCTTATATTCACACCAGTCGAAAACACACCGTAGGAGGCAACAATGATAGCATCATTTTGTTCTTCTGTGATATGTCTTACTGCCTCACGATCAGCAGCTTCAGTTTCTCCACAGACAAAAAATATCTTCCTTTCTGGTTGATTTTTTGTCTTCTCAAGTATCTTATTATACAGAATTTTTCCATGCTTTTCAACAAATTGAAACAAAATCAGAGTGTTTCCGTGTAGATCCAGAGATAAATTTGTCACAAAATTGTTACGTGCTTCGTTCCTAACGATGAAATCCATTTCTTGTTGAAAGTCCATGACTTCAACTGCTTTACATATATCTGGTGGATATTTTAGAATTAAGCATTTGATTTCAAGATCTGATAATTGTTTCTTGTCTATGAGTTCTTTGGTTGTGATGACTTTGACTGCTGGACCAAAATGACCCTCAAGAGTAAGTTTATTTACGATGGTATCGTCAATCGTACCAGTTGTTCCAATGCGATATTTGGCATTGGTTAATTTGGTCATGATGGATGTGAGTGATTTGGCTTTAAATCCATGAGCTTCATCACCAATTACAAAATCAAATTGCTCAAAGAACTTTTTTGGAAATTCGTGTATGCTTTGCCAAGTTGAAATAGTCATGGACTTTGAGATGAATTTGTCCTGACCTTGATATATTTTTTGAACGTTGGTATCTACGTTCCAACCATTGGCGGTCGAGTAATCTTTGAAGTCACCGTACATTTGTTCAACAAGTGAGATAGTTGGAACAATCAAAAGCCCTCTTTTACATTCATTGTTTAATAGGTATCTGGTGAGAAGATATATGATTAATGACTTACCAGAGGCAGTAGGAGAAAGTAAAAGAACCTTACGAAACTTTACAGATTTCGTAAAGCCAGTAATTTGGTAATCTCTGGGTTCTATTGACTTTCCTCTTGAGGTAAGCTTTAATGTATCAGCAAATTCTTTTGCTTCTTTTTCTGTAAATGAATTAAAGTCTTGTACAGATGAATCAACTTCAAGTCTAATATTTCTTTCTTTACAGAACTGACGAAGGTAGAATATAAGTCCTCCATATAGATAGGAGTTCTTTTTATTATAGAGTCTAACATAACCGTCCCACATTCTTTTTTTGTAAAGAGGATTAAATTGATAATTGGGTGCCTGAAAACTAAAGAATTGCCATAATTCCATATTGATACTTGGTTCAGTATCAATATGAACATAAACCTCATTTATTTTTGTTACGATGAATTTTTGATTTGCCATAGTGTGTCGCTAAATTATTAAAGTATTTTTTACAATCATCGCAGTATCCTTTATTTGGATATGACAACGATGTTTCTCGTATCTTTCGTAAACCTTCCTCTGAATGTACTGTTTTAGGACCTTTCCATTTCTTGATCTTTCTTGTTTCTTTGAATTTTTCTATTGCTCTTTGTCTAGCATTAAAATACTTTTCGCTTTTATGTGCTATATTACTAAACTTTTTTTGATTATCAACATTAGAAAAAACACATTTGGCGGGAGATCTACCTCTATACCAAGAAGACTCAATCTCACTATCTCTCTCTATTCTTTTTTCTTCTATACCATTTGTTATCCATATCATTCCTGAAACAGTATCGCCGCCATCTCCCTGTTCTAGAATTAGATTTGCGAATTCTTTTGAATCAACAATATTTAATTTATTGGAATATTCTAATGCTATTTTCTTAAACTCGTCAACATCATTGGATTCGAAAAGTAATTCAGTAGTTATATCGTTTCCATATTTTTTCAGATGTTTTTTCCACTGAACTCCACTTCCCAAATACACATCCCAATCATCTCTTTCGGTTTTACACAAATATTTTAAACCCGTTAAATTGTGTTTTTTAATCATTAAGCGTAACATAGATAATCCTTTTGATGGTAAGATATATCTATATAGGAGAATTAATGATGTCCTTGTATAAACTTTTCCCAGCCCATAAATTCTTTAATTTGCCAAGTACGGTTATTAAGTTCTTTCATGACAGCAGTACAGAATTCAATTGCCTGATCATGTAATGCTCTTTTGGCAAGAATCTTTGAAAGATCTTCATCAGAATCTAAGTATGTATTGATGTCGCCTTTGAGAGTAAATCTAAATGGTTCCCATCCGTACTTCTTGAGAGACTCTTGATCCATCTTTCCAGTATAGTATTCCCATTTGATCTTTTTCATGCGAGCAAGTTCAATATTACACTGTTTGGCAGCAAGAGAGTGAGCAACATGTTGCTTTACATATTTGGAATGAAGAATAGGAATTCGAATAATTTCTCTACCAGGATCAGTCTGATCAATCTCAGCATCTTTATCCCACATAGCAACTAATTCATCAATCATTAATGGTTTCATAAATCATCCATATTAAAAACAAATATTCTATATTATACCTTATCCAACTGAAAATAGCTAAATCTAAATGAGGCTTTTGCCGAAATAATTGTGTCAGCATCAGCTTCAGCATTGAAATCAATACCAGACACATTGAGTGGAAAGCACTCAATAAAACGAACTCTATAGTTAGGATTATTTTTGTTAGTAAATATGGAAAGAGAAGCGTCACTATAAATGATTTCTGTTTTTTCGTTAGTCTTCTTTAATGGAGGATTCTTTAATTGTAATCTCAAATCAACATATTCTTGTTGATTTACTGGAAACGTAAGACCACGAATCCAATCATGAACAGCCTTCCAAGACTTTAATTCTTCATCTACCATGAAGGTAATATCCAACGTTTCATATGTTAATTTATTACCTGGAACATATAGATCAATAAGAGCAGTAGGTTGCTTATATTCGACCAATGATAATCCTGGAAGATTTACCATATTACAAAAGAATGTCGTATCTGGTAGACGATCAAAGTTCAATTTAAACTTCGAAGCCTGTAAAAGATTTTGATTAGCTGGTGCTGCTGAAATAGACATTAAAGTATTCCTATGGTTTATACTTTATTTATTCCCAATAAAAAAGGGGTGCCGTTTTAGCGGCACCCCAATTTTGTTTCACTTACCTTTTCTTATAGTTATTGAACTATTATCTCAAGTTCTTAACTACAAACTTACGGTAGTACACGTTGCTATTGTTGTGAATAGCACCTAGTCCCTGAGTGTAACCTTCAGCAAATGGGTTAGCAACTAGACCATAACGTGTCTTGAAGCCAATTTTTGGCTGGAAGGTGTTAGGGTCGATAGCGCGTACCATCTGTAGAGGAACGTATGGGCAGTAGAACAAGCCAGCGTCATAAGCGACGTTACCCTTGTAACCAACCACAACGTAGTCAGCACCCGATACTGAGTATGGGTCAACATATACCTTCAAGCGACCGAATAGCATACCTGCGAAGGTGTTGCCAGTGTCGTCAACTGTTAGGTTTGTGTTGTTTGTTAGAGCTGACTGATAGTCAAGAAGACCTGACATCGCAAGAGCTGATGCTACGTCTGTTGAGCAGACTAGCATATTGCCCTTACCACGACGGGTATCCTTAGCGATCTTGTTGCTTTCACGTTCGATCTGATAGATCAAGCTCTTGTACTTTTCAACTGACCAACGGCCATCGGCATCAACTAGTGATGACTGACCAACTGCGCCAAGGTCGAAAATACCATGAACAGTCGACAACTGAGCACCAACCGCAGCAGTTGCGTACACTGTACGAATAACTTCACGGTTGATTTCGGCAAGAATTTCTGTTGAAAGAATGTTTGCCAATTCAGTTTCTGCGTCTAGACCATGAACAGCCTTGAGGTCCTGTGCGAGTTCTAGAGTGTAGGCTGCTGATAGAGCACGGGTATTTGCTGTTACAGTTACCTTTTCAATGCTGAAGCCCATCTGATTCATCGTTGTCGATGTATCTAGTGCTTCCGCAATGTTTGTTGGGTATCCGTAGCCAGTGTTTGCTGTGCCGAATGCCGCATTCGCAAAGTTCAAGTTAGGATCTGATGCGTTAACAATTGTGTTTGTTCCGTTACCTGACCATGCTGTGTTTGCTTCCTGGTATAGAGCTTCGTTTGATGGGTTTCCACCATTGATTGCTACGCCTGGAGCAGCATATGTTGAGCGCATTGCGAAGATAAGTCCTGTTGGACCTGTCATTGGCTGAACGCCGCAAAGGTCATATGCCATTAGGTTTGGTAGTGAACGACGAACCAAGCTGATTAGGATTGGATCGAAACCAGCAACTGGACCACCTGCTGCCGCGCCTGAACCATAGCCACCCATGCCAACAGCATTAGCTGGTGTACCACCAACTGACGACTCATGGAGAATGCCAGCTTCTTCGCGAAGAGCACGTTCCTGGTTCTCAAGAACGATAGCAGTTACCGCACGCTTGTATGGGTCAGTAATAGCACCTAGATCTGGGTGATCTAGGACTGGTGCCCACTTTGATTGAATTGCTTCTGAAAGATACATTTATAATCTCCTTAAAGATTTTTATCGAGGTGTTGTTTTAGAGAGTGCATTTACATAACGTTCCATCGAAGATGATACTTCTGATGTTTGAACAGGCATTTCACTTTCTGTTAATGCGATTGGATTGTTTGAAGCCCGTTTCACCGATTTTGATGTGAAATAATTCTCACGAATCATTCCAATCTTCTTTACAAAGTCACCCTCTGTGGTGAACTCAACACCCTCTGCGAGTGTTTTTACTTTTTCAGCCTGTGTGGCGGTGAGTCCCTCACAAACCTGACTTACAAGTTCTACTCGCTTTGCTTCTACAATAGCCTGACTCAACTCAATGTTTGTGTTCAATGCTTCGTTTAGCTTGCTCTGTAGCTCTTCGTTCTCTGCTGCCATTGTTTCTAGAACATCGACTTTATCTTCTGGAATATCAATGTAGTGCTCTTCGAATAGATTCTTTAGAGCCTCAATGAATGATTCTGAGATTTCTGTCTTTAGACCAGATTCAATCGCAACTTCGTTATTATTCATCCATTCCTCAACCATATAGTTGAGATATGAATCAACCTGTTCCTCAAGCTCTGCCTTGATTTCCTCAATAGCATCCTGAGCTGAGTTTAGGATTTCTGTTTCCATTTCTTCAATCAATGGCAATGCGCGAGCAATTACTGCTGATTCGAAAATGGTTGAAGCCTTTGTCTTAAATTCTTCGGAAAGCTCTTCACCGTTGAATAGAGCAGACATATCTTCATCTGATCCTCTCATTTCTCTAAGCTTTGCGAGAACCATTGACTTCTTAAGTTCTAGTGCTTCCTGAATTTCTTCTTCTGTAAGCTCTTCTGATTCGTCATATACTGACTCATCTTCTGTGCTTTCATCTTCATAAATTACATCTTCTTCTGAAGTATCTTCTTCTTCACTGAATGGGCGCATGTATTCATGTCCCGCTGTTTCAGCGTCATTGTATTCTTCTTCAGGTGAAGTTGTTGGAGAACCCATTGTCTCTCCTGGCTGAGTAGGAAGCTTCTGCATCTTCTCGCCAGTTGACTGAGCAACTGATTTTCCTGGAGGTGTGGCAACACCACGAACTGCTGATGCCTTTGCTCCGATTGCTGTGCCCTGTGGAGTCTGGAGTGTTGAACCACCAAGGTCAACAACGCCAGCATCCATGTGATGCAT